CTGAACTTTACGGAAGCTGAGGAATACTCCGAGCTGCGTGGTGATGACAAGCTCATTACTACTCGTGGTAAGGGTTCGATGGTGAACTGGGATTTGGAATCCGGTGGTCTGCCCATTGCAGCCTGGGCGGTGTTTACCGGTGGTTCGGTTATCGAACGTGGCCTTGCGCCCGATCGTGAAATTGAGTTGCAAAAGAAAGCGACTCAGGCTCGCCCGTGGTTCCGCATCGACGGGAAGATCATTTCTGAGTCCGGCGGTGACGTTCTGGTTCGCATTTACCGTTGCCGTGCAAACGGTGATATTACTGCGAACTTCCAAGATGGCGAATTCCAAACGTCGAATATTACCGGCGTTGGATATCCGCTTCTGGATGACACGAACGATTTGCTTTACTCGATTTTCCGTCGTGAAACTTCTAAGGCTCTGACTTTGACGCCTGATCCTAACCCGATTCAGTCGCCTCTGAATCTTGCTGCTGGTGCGGTTACCGCAAGTTCCGCTGCGTTAACGTGGTCGCCTGTTGCAGGTGCCGACGAATACGTTGTTGAGCGTAGCGTTTCCCCGTTCTCTTCGTGGACGGCTCTTCCGCCGAATCCGACCGTGGCAAACAAGACCGACTCTACGGTTGCGGCATCGACCACTTACCGTTATCGAGTCAGCACGAAAGTTGGGACTTACGTTTCCGACCCGTGCCCCTACATTTCTATTACGACTCCCGCATCGTAATAGGAAAATGTTCCCCGACCCCTTCCAGACAATCTTGGAGACCGGGGGTCGGGGAACATTTGAAAATTCAACATTCACATATAGGAATCCTTGGAGATCATGTGAACAAAAAGTTAAAATGGGGAACTCCAGAATATAAACGAATTCACAGAGAATTAAGTTTATATCGTGGTCCAGCGTCTGATCACAATTGCATCGATTGCAAAAAAGACGCTTCTCAATGGTCGTACAATCACGGTTCTGATCCATTAATTTTAGAAAATTATTTTCCAAGATGTGAGCCGTGTCATCGTAAATACGATTTTCAAGTTAATGGAAATCATATGGCGAAACTGACTGACGATCAGGTTCGTGAAATTCGTAACAGGTATCATTCCGGCGAAACACGAAAAGAACTTTCAAAAATTTTTGGAGTTGCCCCTAGCACTATCGCTAATGTTGCGCTCCGTATCAAATACAAGAACGTAGTTTAGGGAGCGCAGAATGGGTCAGTTTTATTCCGACGACGATTTTCAAATCTCGCCGAAGTGGGAAGCCCACAAAGATTTTCGTAAACCGTTCGTGTACGAAATCAAAGACAAAGACGGTAATCCCGTCCAGCGGCTTTTGATCCGTCGCATCGATATGCCGGATTTGATGAAAGCCGGTATTTCCAACCAGTTGGATTTCGTGACCAAGGGTCTGATGACCGAAGAGCCGAAACCCGGTGCTGCTCCCAAGGATAACGTTACTAACGTTATTGCTATGGCAGAAAACTTTGGCCGCATGGAAGAAATGGTCCACAAGGTCTGCCTGGCGGGTATTCTCAAGCCGAAAATTCATCCGGTCCCAGTTGTTGTTCGTACCGTTGACGGTCAATCTGTGCAAACAGAATTGCCGATGGAAGAGCGCCAGCCGGGACTTTTCTACGTTGATAACATTCCGTGGGATGATAGGCAGGAACTGTTTTCCGTGATTTTTGACTCCGAAGGTCTGACTGACTTTCGCGAGGAACAAAAGTCTAGCGTGGGAAACGTGGAAGATGTGCAAAGCGTACAACTGCCTGCCGACGATGTTGTGGCCGATGTACGACCCAGCGACCCCGAGAGGGTTCTATCTGAATAAAGGCATTTTCTACTTTGGTCAAAAAGTAGAAAATGCTATGGCCGCTGCTGAACAAGCATCGCGTAAAAACAGAAAAGCGGGATCGGCTACCGATAAGTTGGCTAATGCAGCAAGATTGAAAGCGTTAGAAGACATGATTGGTGTTCCGATCAAACGTCATAAAGACCCCGGAAACGTGACAAATATGAATCCTTTCCATCAAGGAAAAGATGCCGCACGGGGTGAAGACAAGGACGAATCAGTAGTGGTAATGCGGGGATTCTAAAGGAGGGGTTGTGCCGAACGATAATCTCGGTGTAGCTCACGGTAAAATCCGCATTACCTACGATGACCGTGGTTCTGCAAAAGCAAACGCTGCGATGGCAAAAATGGCCGCGCAAATGGAAACCATGCAGCGGTCAATGTCCCGTCTTGAACAGCATCTTGGTGTTACCGATCAAAAGCTGAGTAAGGCCGGGGGTAGTTTCGACAAGACTTCACAAGCTACGAAAAAGTACAGTCGTGGTCTTGACGAAACTTCCCGGTCTACTCAAAAATTTCATCAAGATGCTCAAAAAATTATTGATGATCTTGAGGAAATTCAAGACGCCCTTCGTAAAGCTCAAGGAAATCTTGGGGGATACTCTTCTGGTCAAGGTTTAGCGAGCGCAGCGACCGCACGCCAAACTCAAAACATTAATCGGCAGAACCAAGCTTTACAAACTGCTGCCATTCAAATGGCTGCTGTTCGAAGTTCTGTTAATAAAATGTCTGATTCTATGGATCAGGCGAATAAAGTTTTAGGCGAAAACAATCGCCAACTTCGTCGTAGTGCAGACGCTGCCAATAACTTTTCTATGGATATTTTTGGAACTCGAAAAAGAATCCGTAGTTTTATTAATGATGTCCAGGATACTCATGGTGATTTGAGCATCCTTATAAAGCTCTTTGGCGAAGCCCGCACAAAGGCTCGTAGCTTTGCATCCGTCATTCGTATTCTTAATGAAGCCGGTTCAGCCGGTAATACGGCAAACAGCTTCCGTGCGCAAATGTCTGTTTACCGAACTCTAACAATGGCTGTTGAAAATTATGCTGCGGCGTCTCGTAAAGAGTACGCGACGATTGCTAATGCTCATAAAAAGACTTTTGATACGATCATTACTTATGGTCGAAATTGGCTTAAGCTTCCATTGAGGGATGAGTGGAAGAACTCTTTCCTTGGAACCCGTGCAGCCGTCACACTTTTAAGCGGTAGCTTCAATGTTTTAAAAACAAAGCTTACCGGTGTAGACATGGCGATTACAAAAGATTCGCCAATGTGGATTCGTCAAATCCAACAAATGATTATCATTACCGGTCTACTGAGTAGCGCGTTTGTTTTTCTGGGAAAAACGTTGGCTCCATTCCGTTTCTTGGAATTGATAAGTCGTACTAAAATCTTTGATAAAATCGGTATGGGCACCGATTTTACGTCAAAGAAAATTAAGCAATTTGGTATTTATACAGAAAAATATTTTGGAAAAGATTATTTCTCTAAATTTGGTAATCAAGTTGGGAAGGTTAGTGGTCAACTGACCAACATGCTTGATGGAAACCGAATGAGTGCTGCCCGATTCTCTCTTTCTTTAAAGAAAATGGGCGACTTCATGGGTAACCTTACTCGTGAGTCGAAGTCTTTGCTAGGCGCGGTGGCACTGGTCGTTACCGGTGTTCGCAACCTTTATAATCGTTTCCAGTGGTTCTTTAAACTTCCAAAACCACTTGTTTCTGGATTCTTAGTTACGTTCTCTCTTGGTTTACCCGCAGCTATCGCCAAGTCGAATAAAATGCTGACAGTAATCAGCAATACTGTTGCTGGACTGTGGGGAGGAATTAAACAACTCGGTGGTGGCTTAACGGTCATTCCAGGTTTAATTGCATCTGTTGGTGCTGTTGCATCATCTTTGATTCCGGTTTTCGCTGGACTTAAAGATAAAATGAAGGATCTGTTCTCTGACGATTTAACGAAAGCGATGGAAGCATACTATTCGCTTCCGAAGGCAGTTCGTCCTGCTGCAATGGCGTTACTTGGTTTCAAAGACACCTTTAAGAAAATGCAGGAAGTCTTGCAGGGCGAGGCTTTCAAGGGTCTTGAAGATCAAATTAAAAAGATTGGCACGCAGTATTTTCCGATTGTTGAAAAGGGTGCCCGCCAGGTCATTGTTTCGCTTCGTGGAATGAAAGACGAGTTTGTAGGATTCCTGTTACAGGGTCAAACCCGCCAGAATACGGCTTCTATTTACGCGTCTACTGCTGACTCTATTCGGCAGATCGCCAAGGCGACCCAACCAGCCCTGGCGGGCTTGCAAGCGATGGCCGTCGTCGGTTCTCGCTTTATTGCTAACATGAGTTCTTTTGCTCCAGTTTTGGCGAACACTTTCAATTCTTGGGCACAGAGAAACTCTGCAAACGGCAACATGATGCAATGGATGAACGATTCTGTTGCAGGGGTTTACGACCTTGTCAAAGGTTTGAAAGACGCCGGAAAAGCTGCGTACAAAGTTTTAACTCTTTTCTCTACCAAGAGTGGTTCTAACGGTTTGCAAGATTTTGTAGACGCAATGGACAAGCTTAATAAAAAGGCTAGAGAAAGCACAATTACCGGAACTTTGGCGAAGATTCGGGATTATTTCCGTCAAGACATTGACCAAGGGAAATTAAAAGATCTTAAAGATTTGGTCAATACTGCTCAAGAGGCATTTAAACGAATCCTTCCATCGATTCATGACTTGGCAGATTCGTTCTCCGCTAAGTTTGTTTCGGCTTTAGAGCTTTCTATGAATGTCATGTCGTACTTTATTCGACTGATGTCTGACCTTGGAATTCTTGATGTATTCGGGTACATCATGGGATGGGTTTTTGCGTTTAAACTTTTGCCGAAAACTATCGGTGCTGTCATTGACGGCATTAAGATTTTTGCCGGTGCTATTATTTTCCTTTGGAATAAGAGCAAGGTATTTGGTCTCATTGAAATAGCGATACTCCGTGTTGCTGTTGCGATGACCAGCCTTGGCGCTATCGGAAACCGTGTTGGTACTGGTCTTGCCAATGTTACTAACGCAACGTCTAAGATCGGTCAGGGCTTACAAACTCTTGCCGGAATTGCCGGTCCTACGATTATTGCTATTGCCGCTCTTTGGTCAATTTATTCTAATGGTAAAGAAAATTCTGAAAAGTTTAATGCGCAGTTAAAGACTAACGCAAAGTCGTTAACTGACTTTAAGGATTCTCTGCGTAAAGCATTTACCTCTGATCGTGGTTTCGTTGGTACCAACGTTATGCAGTCGGTGTCTTCTGGCATTGAGAAGATGATGCAGGACGTTGAGTCCTCTGCTCAAAATATGCCTGGATTCATGAATCATATTTATGATTACTTTTTCCGTATGGGGGACCGTGTTAAAAGTGTCCCGAGTGAAATTCCGATTGCAAAACAAATTGCCGCATTATTCGGAGAATCTGACACGATTAATCGTGAGCAGGATATCACCACTCACTTTATTAATGCGTCTAAGGGTTTAGAAAAACTTCGTGAATCTGGCAAGAATCTTTCGGATATCTTAGTCTCTAGTGACAAAGACTTTGATAACTATATGGACAGTCTTCGCGAAACTGGCGAGACTGGAGAGGCTGCTGCCGAAGAAATCGAAAAGGTTCGTAAAGAATACAAGGCTTCCGAACAAGCTGCTCGTGACGCCGGTCCGTCTCAAATTATTTTGGCAGATGGTATTAAGCGTATTGCCGGAGCTGCCGGTGATGCGACTTCAAAAATGGACGGTATGAAGAAAATTCTTGAGGCTCTTGGCCTCTTGAAAACTTCTGCTTTAGATGCTGCTGCTGAATATGAGCAAGGTCTTGCAGACCTTGCTGACAAGGTTTCTCAATTAACTTCTGATGGCGAGTCTCTGACTCGTTCAGATTTAATTAACGGAAATACGTTTAATGTTGGAAACCAAAAAGGTCGAGATTTCTATAGGACGATAAAGTCTCTCGGCGAAAAGTTCTTGGCAATGGCTGCTGCTGGCAATAATATTGATGACGCCTATGCGCAGATGATTATAGAACTTCAAGGAATTTCGCAGCAAACCGGAATCAGCATTGAAGATCTTAAAATGCTTGCTTCTCAAGTTGGTCTTCTTCCAGAGTTTGCAAAAATTGTGGTTCAGTTGCAGGGCGCAAAACCTGCTGAGCAAGATTTATTTAATGCATTTGTTAATATGCAATCGATGGTTGCGAACGGGGTTACCGTTCCGGTAACCATCGATCCTGGTGATCCAGGA